GGTCGGTTTGCCGCATTTCCTTATCAGGGGAAATGAGGTCAGAGTCCTGGTTCATGCAGAACCTAAGACTTGAGGTGAGGCATCAGCTCTCACCGCCAAGGAGCTTAGTGATCTGCAGGTCGGAGGTTGCGGTGAACATGGCCTTGAAGCCCTGATACACCGCCAACGCCTCGGCATTCGTGTAACCGGTCGGCGGCACGTCGAAGACGATGTAGTTACTCATCGACACTCGCGTGTTCTCCGCAGGCCGGAACGAGTCCGGGGCGATCTTCGAAGCGTCGATCCGCAGCAGCCTCCGGGTGCGCTTGCCATAGTCATGGCTCGCGGTCACCTTATAGAGGCCGTCACCGCTCATGTACTCGGACGCGTTCTCGTCCCCCGTGTTCACACGCGGGAGGGAGATCGCCGAGCCTGAGATGGTGATGGAAAGCGGGTCGGTGAACGACATGGGCATCACTCCTAGGGCACCGAGATGCCCCGTTGGCGTTGATTACGCTGAACAACATCTCTGCTACTTCTGACGGCTAATAGCCACAGAAGCGGCAATGGCCTTTTGACGATTCGACAATGTCGAAAGGTCAACGCCGAACCCGAAGGGGGTTGCCTGTCTACGCTGTTTGACTTCAGAAGCCAAGACAACGTTGGGTGGACGCTTGTCCGGGGGCATATAGCCCGTCGGACCAGCGAACGTATAGGTAGATCGAGCAATTTAATGCTCCATCATATACCCATACAGCAACACCTGGTTGTCGATGATCCAATTCGTCCAGTTCCGAAGAACCTCGGACGTATCGGAAAACCAGTCAACAGCCCAGCTCCAGGGTGTCAGTTCCCAGATAGTATCTGGCGTTAGTGGCAGGCCAAGAAGTTTCTTGGCCAAGATGACGTGACGCGCGATGTTATTCCGAATACCTTCACTCGGAGGAACATAGTACGTAAACGCACCTGAAAACCACTGACGTTTGACAGTCTCTGTCTGCCGTAGAACTGATCCCTTATTCACCTGCGTCGTATCAGGGTTCAGCACGATACCTGGCGACGGCCCAATCCATGGGCTGGCGTTCGATATCGCGGTGACCGTGTCGACGTTGTGAATAGTATCGAACACAAACCTGCGGCGCACCATTGATCCAGAGCCACGCTCATACTGTTTTAAAACAGAATCTGCGTGGACGACCATGGAAGCAAACTTCCTAAGGTCGGAGATGAATGGTTTCCATCCAAACTCGACGTTGAGATGCTCAGAAGCAATCGCCTTTCGGCGTTGTTTCCAAGTCATACTCGCGAGCCCATGTAGGGTATCGCCTATCAAGTGCGGTAAACCGTCCTTGAGTAGTTCACCGAGAAAGGTGGCAACGTCCGCGGTGGGATTGGAAGGCGAACACCGAGCGATGGCAACCGTGCCAAGTTCATCCAACGTATCATTGTTGGAATGAGCATAGGCAGGGTATCCCATAACACTCGGAGACGCTGGTAGCATAGGGCCAATGTACTGACCGAAGTCAGTACGGACCCCAG